TTCAAAACTGAAGGGGTATTATATGTTGACGCGCCTTATTTGGAGGCTGAACGATCCTAAATCGTCTATATAAATGAGTTCAACAAACACACCCACGTTACACCCGGTGTTGTTTTCACTGCCAATTTGGAGGCGAAATATGACCATCCCACGGTCTATGTGAGTAAATTTCCAATAAAAGATGGCCTTTAGATTCAGGTTGGAGCATCATTCTTATATGTGCTGTATGGATCTAAAGCGGAGCCTGGTATGGCGAGGAAATGGGACTATGAGCTTGGATACAAATCCAAAATTAGTTTCTTTAACAAATAGAATAAAAGGCATGTTTTGTTGCGCCTGGATACAATTGAAATTGATGTCCCCAACTATCTCTATTTTTACCTTGCCCAGAAATACCTAATATACGCCCCATCCCCCGGCGGTATATGTGTAACAAAATTAAGGGGATATGTTCAACGACAGATAACAAACCAATTGGTTACTGTGTTCCAGTGTGATAAGAACACAGCCAGTAACCTCAAAGTTTAAATGGGTCATACCAACTATACCAACATCAGCACATTCCTAAACCAAGTGAAGAACCTGAGCAGTTGTGAGTAGTTGAATCATGTATCCAAAGTTATTTGTTTTGGGATTCTAGAACATATTGGTAATCTGGAGGCCTTGGATAAGGATTTAAATACGTTTGCTCATGGTGAATAATAAAATGGAGTGATCCGATTATTCACATATTTTTGGGAGCTCATATTTGATTCCAAGTAGCTCATCCCCTTAAATGAGGCTGGGTCGCTATATCCTTAGGACAGGGAGGACCCCCGTCAGCCAACTAAAGCCAATAAGTATGATACTGTTGACAAAATGGTAGTGGATTCTTTAATTCACAAACAGGAAGGTGCTGTAGTGAACAGGGGCTCTAACGAGTCCTTCGAACTTGTAAGCTTCGTCGATAATCTGATTATGCATGACGAATATTTGGCCGAAAGGTTAAATTTTATCCCTCTTGGCCCCATTGTCAATAACTCCTAGAAAACCAATGGATCGACTACTTCAGCTCAGGCTATTTGTAATTCTATCGTAAATAGGATTGCCCAAGAAAGAGTTGTTCCAAGCGAACCCCTGGACGAACACCTTGATAATTTTATCGAGGTTCCCACTCCCTTCTATAGTAAAGAAGATGTTGTTGAGCACTACCGTGGTCGTAACACCAAAAAATTCTTAAGGTATTCTGATACCTTGAGAACATATGATCAAGGCGTCGTTCTTGATAATGTTATTGCTGGTTACACCTCTGCCAAAGCCGCCTTTGTCAAAACTGAATAGTTGATAAAGCAGGTCAAGGGCAATATGGCGGAATTTTCCTCCCGTATTGTTTGTGCTCCCTCAGACTATCATGTCTTGTTGTTACAATAGACATTCTTCAAAACTATGGAACCGTGGTTTAAGGCATAGATTAAGAACCGCCGCTGCAACTATGTTAGCGGGATGGATTCTTTATAAATAGGGTAACTCATCGAGAGAGAGATGATGGAAATTCCTTATAAATATTTCTACGAATTAGATTTCACCGGATTTGACATGTCATAAAGTCAAATCCATTATGAATGTGAGTAGAAACTCTATAAGAAAGCCCTTAAAATCTTCATTGAGCTGGATGACTTCAATCTATCAGATGAGGAAGTGTAAGCCCTTTACATGTCCATTGAAAACCAAGATTCCTGCAAATTGTCAATAGGGAATAAAGGTGATTAACTAACCGTTAGATTCCAGTACGGACGAAAATCTGGTGACCCCAACACGAGCATAGGTAATACGTGGATTAATGCAGCCGCGTTTTCTTCAATTGACATCTTTGAAAATGTTACCTCTGAGACTGCCATGTTGGGTGATGATAATTTATTTGCATCAAACACGCTCTTTTCTTCTGAAGAGATTTAGAAGAAGTATTTGGAATTGGGTTTAGTAGTAAAAGTTGTGGTGCGCACCGACATTTACAAATCTAAATTCTTGTCAAGTATGCCTGTGGAAGTGACCCTCGGAAACGAAAGCGTCACAACCATGCTGAGAGCCCCTGGAAATTTAGTCCTCCAACTCCAAACCTGTCCTAAATGGTGCATTACAAATGCGTAAAAGGCGGAGTATATTTAGTGTTAAATCGATGGTAATCGACTCGCACTTTTGTGTTTCCCAGATGTAGGTTACTACTTCAGTAAGATGAAGTTACTATATTAGAAGGCAGCATCAAAAGACACTAATTGGTTCGGACAACCCAAGAAAGTTAGTAAGAAGGTTCAATCGGAATTCGACCTAAACCTGAAGTTTTTCAAGGAATAGGAATAATATTGGATTAGCGACAGTGATGACGCTTAATTGACATCCGAATAATTTGACCAAGTTAATTTATTATATGGCCGCTCTAAGTCTGACATTGGAGACGCCATATATACCATTTCTCATTATAAATTGGGAGACCCAACATTGCAGATTGCAGCTTGGGACCAATTCTTAGATACTTGTTGAAAGGTCTGGCCACCCACACAACAACTATGAGAAAATTTAATTAAAATAAAAAATAAAATTAACTAAAAGCTGTCAACCAAAAGTTGAGAGCCTAACTTTAAAATCAAAAGCGGAGCGGACGTGGAAGCGATCGTTTCAAAGGAGCCTCCAGGCATTTCGGAG